GTTTGGGGTGGCATCGCTCTAACTGTTCTAATTACATCGCTTTCATCTTGCACATTGTCTTATCAGAACATTAGTACTCATGGAACCGCTTCCGATGTAGTAGATGAAGATCAGAATGCCAGTCCTAAAACAGACGCTAACGTCACAGCAAATGTATCAGCATTACCTAAAGCGCCAACGCTAAAATAATGCATGAAAGAATTACTTTTGTTGTTGAAAGGGATGAAAAGACCGGAAATTATCGGCTCGCCATGTACATATGGCGAGATCTCTAAGCTTTTTTCATTATTACTAAATGAGATAGCTCCCGATAAAGTGCAAGAAGCTCAAAAAAAGTTAAAAACTGAATGATCTGTGAAAAATGTAAAAAAGAGCCAATGAAAATGAAGGGCGCTTACATGGCAGGTATGTACCTAGATTGGTGGGAATGCCCTAAATGTGATAATGACGAGGACGAAAGCATGGATAAGCAAATTAACAAGATAAAGAAATCAGAGACTAAAGCTTTGAAAGACACTAAAACTCTTTTAAAGATGGACAAGAAATTTGATAAAAAACTTGATAAGTGCGACAAGATGATGCATAAGAAAAAGAAATGAGTGATGAAGAATCATGTCTTTTCTGCTGGAATGAAATAGAATCTTGCTCTTGTTCTTATACAGAACTAGCAACAAAAAAAGCTTTTCTCAATTTTTTCATTGATTCTCTTAAAGAATTTAGCCCTAAGATAGCTAACAAAATTCAACTTTATGATGCCGTCGAATTCGTCAATGAATGGATTGAGCGCAACTTTTCCGAGGACGAGGAACACTAACGACATCATTTGTTTTCATCCACGCTTCAAAATAATCTTTTCTGAGATATAGCCTAGATCTTTTCCGGTAGATTGCTTTATACAGCCCATTTTTGCGGTTAAGAACTATAGCATATTGAAGTCGGCTTAAATTCAGTTTATACTTTTCAACTGCGTCCGCGATCGTTATAAATTCATCACCCATAAACTCCTCCACGATATGCAGAGGAGTCATTTACGTCAATTATTTTTGTTTTTGAGTCTTTCTTTTACGATCATAATAATGAATTCTTGAAGTGTCATCCCTGATCTATACGCTTCAAGTTTTGCAAGATTATGCAGATCTTTAGGCATGCGAGTTGAGCAAAATTTACATTTATCTTCCATAAAACCCACTTTTGTTAACTATAGTACATAGTGTACAATAGTTACTAAATCATTATGCTTGATTTTAAAATAAAGTAAATATAAATCTTAAGGTGTGGATAAACCACAAAGGAAGGTAAGTATGTGTGATGAGCATTATAAAAAAAATTGCTGCTGCATTCAAGGCCCACAAGGTGTTCCAGGATTACAAGGCGAACAAGGTATCCAAGGTGTGCCAGGCCCTCAAGGAATTCCAGGACAAACAGGCGCTCAAGGACCTCAGGGATTGCAAGGACCTCCCGGAGTATGTTCAGATGAGCAATGCAAAGGAGGTAGCGGATGCGAATCGTTTTGTAACGTTTTCGCTAACCCTCCTCAATTGCTTGCTGCTTTTGGTACTGGTTTGGATGCTGTGCTCTTTCAGGGACAGAATGCAGTTACTGTAACTGACTTCGATCTTTCTCAAATGGGTGTAGATGGCTCGGTTAAGTTTTTAAAATCTGGTACATATTCAATAAATTGGGGCGCAGAGGCTAAAGTAGAACCTCCAGTCCCTTCACCTACACCTTCTTTTAGCTTTGGTTTGTGGGTTAACAATGTTATTGTTCCAGGGTCTACATTAAGCGGCTATACTCAAGCACCTAATGACGATACACTCCACATTTCCGGTGAAGTCACTATCGCAATTAATGCGGGTGACGTTCTTAAACTTAGAAACGCTTCTGCATTGGTCGTTAACATGAACCCAAACACAATTGGCATTCAGTTCCCTGTTACCGTGGCATCTCTCAATATGCATTGTGTTAAAGGTCCAATGACTCCTTGATTCTTTTTCTAGCGTTCCCGTTCGCATCATAAACGGGATCTTTTATTTCAATTGAATTTCAATGAGATCACTGATCCATTTTTGTAATGAAACGCCACATCGAATCGCTTCGATCTTTGATTGTTCATGCAAGTCCGAATCCATCCGGAAGCATACACGTTTAAGTTTGGGGTTTTCTTTAGGTTTTGAGTGCATTGACTATCCTTAATATTTCATTCAGTTGTTGTAAATCAATAGATAAAAAAAACTATTTCTGCGTGTGAATATTTTTTTTCTTCATTCATCCACACGATACAATTGTATCGTGCTTCTAAAAACTCTTTCCATGGATGACTTTCGTTCACTTAGCTAGTTCCTTAATTTCTTTTTTCATAAGAGCAGGGCTGGCCTTCAGTGTCAGTAAATATTGAGAGATAAGGACGCTTTCGCGAATTCTTTTAACACTATTTTTATTATTTTTGGGTTTTTTCATTTTAACTCCTTAAAGGGGGCTATGCCCCTTGGGTTTATGCTTCTATTTCTTTTGCTTTTCCTGTTGAGATCATTAATTTGGCTTCTTTTAATCCCATTCGATACCATCCACCTAAAGGATGTCTCCAATAAGCTATTGTTTTTTTATTTTTGTCTGACTTAAATTTTATATATCGCATCGGTTTCTCCGTTTTGTTGTTATGTTATAAATATAGCATGCTAGCAAATACAAACGCTACAGATTTCGAAAAAAAAGAAAGATTTGATATAATCTACACTTACTCTTCGAGTAAAGACGCGTGGGTCATCATGGGGTGATTTGCAGATGACATCTGTCCCTTCATTTTTTGCGCCTGATGAGTCGAAAGACGAAACATGGAAATATGTAGCGCGGAGTAGCCACAGGAGGGGAATAACTGGCTACCAGTCACCCCAATTTTTAAGGAGCTTATGAATCCCATCCCTCAAACTATCCAAGAGCCTATAAGAGTATTTCCCGACGATCCAGCGCAAGAACCTCCTCAATTACCGGAGCCATCTATTCCCTATGGTTGGGAAGACACGAAAGATTGGTCTTGGCGTTAAATTTTTAGAATAAGGCTTAGAAGAGATATTAGCGCTTGAAGATCATATTGATTTACTGGATTAAACTTAGCATGAGACGGAAGTTTCTCTATATTATTCGCCATTTCGTCTAGCATTTTGATAAGGTCTTCCTTGCTAGGTTTAGGTGTGTCAAGCTTTTTTACATCTTCTTTAGGGTTTTCTTCTTTCACAACGATTTCGTTTCCTTTATCGTCTATTCGCAAGAAGTTATTGATGTTTTGATATGAAACGTTGTAATTATCTGGCCCTCCCCATATGGAAATCTCTCGGCATGAGCATGAAACATAGTCATCTCTATGAAAACTTTCAATTACAGATTGGCAAATTTTACATTTAGCGATGTTTTTCATTCATTAAGCCTTAAAGATATTTCAAAAGCAGCCGAATGAGCTTCTTTTTCTGTTTCATTCCACGTCAGAATAATATTTGGTTCTTCAATCCCCATGTAAGCGGCAACGCAAAATCCACTATCTTTATGATTAAAAACATGAATTTCTTTTACCTGATCCATGTTTACATATCCGTTATCAAGCTTTTTTATCCAAACCATTGATATAAACCTTTTGAGTATGTTAAAAATAGGATTATGACAGTAGTAACTAAAGAAAAAAAGAGAAAACCTTCCCATGATGGAAACAAATTCGCTGTTGATCATGGAAGACCAAAAGCTGAGATAGATTGGAAAAGAGTAGATGAGCTTTTGCAAGCTGATTGTTCCGGGGCTGGAATAGCTGCAACTTTAGGTATTGCACCTTGTACTTTATATGATCGTTGTTTAACTGATAAAGGAATTCCGTTTTCAAGTTATTCCCAACAATTGAATTCAAAAGGTGAATCTTTATTAAAAGAAGTACAATATTTAAAAGCAATGAGCGGAGATAATACTTTATTAGTATGGCTTGGTAAAGTAAGGCTGAAACAAAAAGAACATCAAGACGAAGTCATCAAAGCCGAGGTCGAAGCAGCCTATCAAAAGCTCATGAATCAAATGGAAAAAGACAAAGAAAAGCCCACACAAGATAATGACAGCGGATCTTCTAGCCCCGAAACAACTTAGGTTTATACGTGAGAGCACAAAGCATTGGAACATTGCCCACGGTTCCGTTAGATCAGGAAAAACAGTTGGAACGCTTTTTCGATTCATGGAAGCGGTTCACAGGTGTCCCGACAACCAAATTTTTATGGTGGGACACTCATCCGATACTATCTACCAAAACGCCATCCGTCTTTTGCTCGAGTCCGAGCAGCTCTGCGTCTTTAGACCTTTCTGCACATGGCAAGCAGGAAAGCGAGAGCTAAAGTTTCGTGATAAGGTTATTAAATGTCTAGGAGCTAAAGATGAAGGAGCAATTGGTCAATTCCAAGGTAAAACCTTTTCTCTAGTATACTGCGATGAGATTGCTCTATATCCTGAATCTATTATTGATATGATAGATACACGCCTTTCTAACCCATGGTCAATGGGTTTTTGTACGTGTAACCCTTCATATCCTACACACAAGATAAAGCAATGGATAGACAAAGCCGAAGAAGGAGATCCAAATTACTACTCGCTGCATTTCAGTCTTGACGATAATCCTTATTTAGATGATGCATACAAAGCAAGGATTAAGAAAAGCCTATCAGGTGTTTTCTACAAGAGAAATTATCTTGGGCTTTGGTGTCTAGCAGAGGGAGCAATCTTTGACTTCTTTGATAGAGATGTGCACGTGGTTAAAAAACCTCCTAGAGCTGCCGAATATTGGGTTGCTGGTATTGATTACGGGGCTTCTAATGCGTTTGCTTGTCTTCTTGTTGGTGTATCCACTGGCTTATCAACACAAATGGGAAAATGCTTATGGGTCGAAAAAGAATATTATTGGGATAGCAAAGCAAAAGGAAGACAAAAACTAAACGCTGAGTATGCCAGGGATGTTGAGGAGTTTTTAGAACCATATGCAGTTAAATCAATTTATATTGATCCTTCCGCAGCAAGCATGAAAGAAGAATTAAGGCGTAAAGGTTTTCATGTCGTTGAAACCGATAATGACGTTTGGAATGGCATCAATAAGATGACAAGTGAGATGGCAGAGGGTAACTTATTTGTTTGCAAAGAGTGCATCAATCTAATCAAAGAGATTGAAAACTATGTATGGGATAGCAAAAAGAGTGAGAAAGGGGAGGATGAGCCAGTAAAGAAAGGAGACCATGCAATCGACGCTTTGAGGTACATAATCTTTAATCATAAAGTCTCTACATACAAGCCATATTCGCATAATCCTAATCAATATATGCAATCTAGGTTTGGGTGATTGATTAAATCTTCACTTTATTGTAAAGTCTAATTTTGATCACTCGAGAGCGGAGGCCGTCATTTCGTACTATCCAACCCCCTGGAATAGCAATCTAGAGCCTAATTCGGGCAATATTCGAAGCTGGATGGATAATCTTTATAGCAAGTTTATGCCTATAGAGCAAAGCCGATGGAATCAAGCAAATATTGACACTCTATTTTATGCCGGAAATCAATCTTTCATTAATAGAACGCTTTCTTTTAGCCCAGGAATAACCTCACAACAGTATTATTTCAATCTTGTACAGCAGCCAGTTAATATGGTTACGGGTTATCAGCGGCAACACAGAAAATCTATTGTTTATCAGGCTTCAGATGGTGCAGATCCTCACACAACTGATCAATATACACGCTTAATGATGAATGTATGCCAGAAAGAGGGGATTAATGAAGTCTATTCCAAATCTTGTGAATTAGCCGCAGTTGCCGGAATGAATCTTTTACAACCTTATCTAGATTTTACCGGAGATGATCCAGCGCAGGGCCAGCTAAAAGTGAAGGTATGGGAATATAACTCGTTTCTCGTTGATCCGTTCTTTAGACAGCCCGATATGTCCGATGCTCAGTTCGTCTGGTGTCAGGAATATATTAATAAGAGAGTTGCTGAAGAACGCTTTCCAGGACAATTAGACAATATTCGCCCCATGATGGGAACGCCTCAAAGATATGGAAGCTTTTACTTTTTGCCTGAAAACCACAACATGAGCCGAAATGATTTGATGGTTTTAAGCTATATCTGGTACCGATGGACAAAGAATAAAAAGCGACTTTATTCTAGAAAACTCAATCAGTTCTTTGACTTCTCAGAAAATAACGCAAATCTTGAAGCTATTCTCTATAATATTCCAGATATGGAAGTCGTTACAGTTAAAGCACCATGTTGGAAAGTTGCTGTAGTTCTTAATGACCAACTTATGTTTCAAGGAGAAAACCCTCTTTGGTCAGGTTCAGAGTGTCCTTTCATTCCTAATTACTGGAACTATGATCCTCATATCAATCAATATGAATTAAGATCCCGCTCGCTTATCTTCCCTATGCGGTCTAGTCAGTTCTTGATGAATTACAAAATCATCAATAATAATGATATCGCAGCGGCTACAATTAACGCAGGATGGAAACGTAAGATTGGTGCTGTAGCTAACGAGGACAATCTTAAAAAAGCTGGTCAAGGCTGGGATGTCATCATTAATGAAGGATATGAGTTAGCAGATTGTGAAAAAATCATTCCTTCAGCTGTTCCCGAAAGCGACCTTGCTTTAGCTGATCAGATGATGAATTTAATCTTTAAAACATCTGGAATCGATCTTGAAAATTGGTCTGGGCAGAATGACAAGCAAGTTTCAAGTCTCACATTGCTTATAAAGCAATCTGCTAATCTTTTGCCATTCCAGAAGTACTTTGATCAATGGGATATGAGCCTAAAACTACTTGGCGAAAGGATGCTTCAAATTGCAATGCAAAATTGGAGCCATGAAAAAGTAGGTATGATGATTGGTGAAGAGCCTTCAGAGCATTTCTACAGCAAGATATTTGCTAAATATAATACTGTAGTGGAAGAAGGAATATTAACACCTACTCAAAAGACAATGCAAGCTCAACAAATGTTAGATATCAACACTACATTTGGCCGCGAGGTCATTCCTCCAAGTAAGATCATTCCTTTGATGAATATCCAAGGCAAAGACGAAATTGTTAAATTCCTAGAGCAGCAAGAACAACAAGCGTCAACAATGCAACAACAGCAAATGGAAGTTCAGCATGCGTTTGAGCATGCTAAACTTCAAGAGTTGATGACAAAAGCAGCTGCAAACATAGCTAGAGCAAGGGAAGATCATTCAAGAAGCGAAAGTAATCTGGGGCTTTATGAAGAGCGTTTAAGCATGATAGAACGCAATAGAGCAATGAGCCTTAAAGAAAAACAAGCGGCCCTTAATCAACTTCTAGAAAGTATTCAGAAATACGGGCAGATTGAAACCGAATATGCAGAAAACAAGCTTAAAATAGATGAGTTCCACATCGAAGCTGAAGAAGAAGCGGAAAAGAAAGACGTAGAAAGAAGAACTCAAGCAAATAAATTCTTGATGGAAATCTTGAAAGGAATTCCAATGCTAGATGAAAATCAAGGAAATATGTTACAACAAAATCAACAACAACAGCCAGAAATGGCGATGAGGTAATTATGGCAGGTAGCGGACAAAGAGCCAGAGGCCAAGAATCTGGAGGAATGAAAATTGATGACCATGCATTTTGGGGTGGTGGCCCTAGTGCTGATTCAGTGCTTGCAAAAGGCGCTAAATCAAAGAGCGTTCCTTCATGCGAGGGCGGTGGAAGCCTTATGAAGTATGAGGATACTAACGAAAGAATCGTTGCCTCACAAAACGATGGCGTTAAAAAAGCAAAAGCTCATCAAGGCAGATTGCCGGAATGGCGTAATTAAATTTTAGGGGCGCGCTTCAGTACGTAAAGCGCCCTACCCCTTTTAAAGGATTCATATGAAAAAGCCTTTCAAAGACCCTATTGCGATAAAGAAGCAGACTCCGAAAGACAAGCCTATTGATAGCGTTCCATATCCTCTTGGATGGGATTTCCGTTGCCCTCAATATGATCAAAGGCATAGCTGCTACGTTAGAGCTGGAACAGATTATGGCGAAGGCTATACACAGCCAGTAGGACATAAAGGAAATCCAAGAAGCGCAGAATCAATTCTACCATCTGGAACGAGGGGATTTAATGAAGAACCCAAGTATTAAGACCAAGATTAAACAGCATAATACAGGTTCTTCTAAAATTGGCTCTGGTGATTACTATGGAACTGGTGTAAAGCAAAAGATAGGACGTCCTATTTCCATTATGACTGAAACGCCAGCGAAGAAGAAAATGGGGAAGCCTCCAAAAGCTTTAGCTTAATATCAAACCTGATTGATTTTTCTTTTTTCTTATTTCTTGTCTATGTTCGTCTAAAATCGATTGAAATATCTTTTTTGAGCGTTCTTCAGAATAATCTTCAGGATGAGGTTTTTCTAATTCGTTTCTATTATGCTCAAATAGATCCACTGAATAGTTGACGAGTTCATTTTCTGTGATCTTTCCTTTTTCATATTGGGGCCAAATATGACGTTCAGGAATAATCCAAATAACATCAATTAAATCTCTATGAGACTGTGCCCTAAATAAGTAGGAGTTAGTTTGCGCTTTAGGCTTAGAAATCCTGGGTTGCCATAATAAACGCTTCTTAAGGCCATCATCAGATGTTCTTGCATGGGCAAAAATATAGACATAAGGACATTTCTCTTGTATTGCTAAGCTAAGAGGGTTTAATTTAAGACATTCCTCAGCTCCTTTGAAAACATTATCGCTCTGATCCTTTAAAAGGTGCTCTAAACGATCATGTGTTTCTAATCTATTGAGTTTCATTCTTGCCTGCAAATATAAAATTTAGTTTAATATGGCTAATCCTAACCGCGTGCAGCGTTAAGCAAATCTAAAAGGATAATATGACAACTCCACAAGAAACTCAAGAAGTACAGCAACAAGTAAGCAATAAAGAACTTAATTTTCGTGCTCTAGAACAAAAATACCAACAACAGTTAGCACATGAGAGGGCAGAGCGCGAAAGACTCGCTCAAGAGCTTGAAAAGGCCCATAATATACGAAGCAATCGAGATGAGGAAGATGATGACAATGAACCCTATGTAGATCATAAGAAATTACGACGTGAGCAAGCTAAATTCGGTCAGCAAATCAAACAAGAAACTCAATCAGAAATTAACAAAGCCGTGCAACATGCACTAAAAGAAGAAAGAAAACAAACTTGGTTAAAGAATAACTCAGACTTTTACGATGTGATGCAACATGCTGAGAAATTCGCTCAGGCCGATCCTGAGTTAGCCGAAACCATTTTAGAGATGCCAGACAACTTTGAACGTCAAAAGTTAGTCTACAAAAATATTAAAGCACTTGGACTACATAAGCCAGCAGTTCCACAAACGTCAATTCAAGATAAAATTGATTCAAATAGAAAAGGTGCTTTTTATCAGCCTAGTGGAGTATCTTCTTCACCTTATAATCATCAATCTGATTTTAGTCCTCAAGGACAGAAAGAAGCATATGAGAAAATTAAAGCTTTGAAATCTAAATATGGGATGTAACATTGTAAAGCCGCTTGACAACCAAATAGTAAAATAATATCTTGAAATTTCGCCTCCCTTGCGTTAATGGGAAGTCGCTTAGCAGCGTTAACGCTAATTCTTCGTAGAGGATTTCGAACCCTCACCAGATATGAATGAAAACGGACGTAGAACGCATCGTCCACGGATCACCATATCAACTATAATCCTCATTCAGAGGTTATATGACTATTACTACAACAGGCAGTTTAGCGCCTATGATTTTGCAATCACTTGCACCATCAATGCTCTATACCCCAACTCCGGGGATGCCTTATATTATCGTGGCGGATAAAATTTCCATGCCACCAAATGGCGGTACAACATGCCGTTTTATGAGACCTAGGGCTCTAACACCCCCAACAGTGCAACTTGGTAACAGTGGCATAGATCCACCTGCCCAAGTGCCTCAAAGAGATATCATAGATGCACAAATGGCCTTTTTCGGTACAGGTTGCATCATAAATGAACAGGTGATCCTAGAAAATTACCTATTAGCTGCTTAACGGATATGTTTAACTGGTAGTCAATATGAACATGTGATATACTTCTGGAAAAAGGAGATACACATGAAAGATAAGGAAGATTTAATAATGGCCTATGTAGCTGGTTTAATTGATGGAGACGGAAGCATTTCCTTAATAAGGGAAAATCGTGTTTCTGGATTCAAATATTATCCATGCATACAACTTAGCAATGTTTTTGAAGGAATGATTGATTTTCTTCACCTACTCTTTGGTGGATGTAAGAAAATAAAAAGTTCCCAAGCACATGCTAAGAAGACTCAATATGTTTGGAATGTAAGAGGACTTGATTCTTGCTCTAATTTTTTAGAGAAAGTTTTGCCTTTTCTAGTTTTAAAGAAGAAACAGGCAAAAGTTTTGTTGGATTATGTTAGAGATCCTAAAAGTTACAATGTAGATGCTGAAAAAATGAAAATTCAGTCATTAAATAATGAATCTCTTGTTGCTTATGGATCTGTATCTAAGCAAGCCGATCAAAATACGGTGGACGAATGCTTTTGGGCATATTTTTCCGGTATTTTAGAAACGGAAGGATCTTTTTCTATAAGAAAAAATAAGCCTTCATGGGGATGCGTTAATTACAAATATAATCCATTGATTCAGTTGTCTATGGCTAGTTTTGAAGCCATGAACTTTATTAGACAAAACATTTGTATAGGTTCTGTCTGCTTTCCAAAGGCTAAGACTGCTCAAAGAGGGCATACATACAAGTATCTCTTTGGAAGCATTGGGGATTGCGTTGAAGTCATAAAAAAAATACTTCCATATCTAATGTTCAAGAAAGATGTGGCACTGGAACTATTGAATTTTTGCAGAAATTATACTGCAATGAAAAACAAAAGAGCTCGTGTTTCTGAAATTGAACTTAAATTTAGAGAAGATTGCTACCAGAAAATAAAGCAGATTAATGAAAGTGGGATCGTAAAACCGTCGCTGATTGACTCGGAAGTCCTAAAGCTGGACGACGAGGGGCAAGTTTAAATACAGCCTGAACGACTGAGCGCGATGGCTCCGAAAGGAGATGCAACAGTCTGCACACGAGCTATAGCTTGAATGAAACTCGTGAGAGGATGTCGAAGAACTCCTCCGCTCACAATATATTGTGAGTCATAAAGTAACAGAAAGACAAGACCAAGAAGGAGTTTTGGCGTGGGTATCAGACCGTTTAGCGGTTGCGATGAGGCAAGCTGAGGATTTAATTTTAAGAGATTACATCCTTTCTGCAGCTTCGCAAATTAACGCAGGCGGTGGAAGCAATGGATTTAATCCAACTAACCTAGGTCTAACAGACTTTAGCTTGGTTGCTACAACGCTTGACACTAACAATGCCTACAAATTTATGTCAGGTATTGAAGGTATGGATCGCTTTGGCACAGGCCCTATAAGATCGGCTTATTTTATGATTAGCTCCACCGAGCTTCAATCTGATTTTGACGCACTTGTAGGTCAAGGTGTATTAAACAACTGGAATTATCCTTCAAATGCGTCCGCATTGCCTCTTGAATGGGGTTCTGTATACAATTTGAGGATTCTAACCAGTTCTGAAGCTCCTGTGGCTAGAAATGCAGCGATTAATAACGTAGGCACAACTGCAGACGTTTATTACAATGCTGTAATGGGCAAACAAGCTGTTACTCACATTAGCCAGGACGGATTTAGCATGAACTTGCTCTATCGCGGCCCTGAGTTTAGCGGCATGTTGCAGCAGAATTGCACTCTTGCAGTAAAGTTCGCTCAGAGCCAAGCTTTGACGCAAGATACTGCTATCCGTAATCTTGTTTGCACTAGAAATAGTGCGTTGGGGGTGTAATATGGCTGAATATTCAAAAATTGCTAGAGGTAGTTTTACCTCAACAGGTGCAGCGCAAGTTATTAATTTGCCGTTTCAACCTAGCTATGTTCAGTTTACTAACTACACAAACGCTTTTACAGCTCCGGCAGCAAGCCAGGTTGTTTCTGCGGAGTGGTATGCTAGTATGGGACAAGGTTTTGCAGTGCAGAATGTGTACGATGCAACTCCAGACCTAGTAATGGATGCTGTTATTACAGGCGGTATTAGCACCTTTTCAGCAGGTCAACTGTTACAGTTTGGCCCTACACTAACTGTTACTGTTGTTTCGAAGGCAGATCCTGCATCCGTTACAACAAGTACAAACCACGGTTTGAAAAGTGGTGATGTAGTTATTCTTGAGGGATTGTTTGAGACTACCACAACAGGTATGCCTCAAATTAATGGTATTCCATTTACAGTAACTGTAACAGGTTTAACAACCTTTACAATTCCATGGAATACTAATCAAAGTAATTATACTGCGATAAGTGTCGCTTCAACAGGAACACCTAGAGTTAAGCAAGTTTTATACCCTTATCTCTATTTCCCTGGCGTTGCATTTATCACTGATATTGACCTCAATACTCCAACAGGATACACAACTATCAGCACAACAGATGCTCATAATTTTGTAGTTGGGCAGGAAGTTGCATTCAGGATTCCTGATCAATGGGGTACAGTAGAATTAAATTCATTGCCATATACGCTCGTTCCTGGTTCTCCAGTTTATGGGTATGTGGTTTCGGTGACGGATTACAACACTTTTGTGGTTAATATTGACTCAACTGCATTCACGGCATTTAATACCAATCAAACGGTAGCAAGTGTACCTGGTCTTTCTTATCCTCAGGTCGTGGCAGTAGGTGACGTAAATACTGGTGGTGTCCAGATTTCGGCTGGTTCTCAACTATATCCTCCTCCTTACTTTGTACCTATTGGTACAACAAGGTTTAATACTATCAACGGCCCTGCAATCCAAGGTGCTTTTGTGAATAACACAAGCCAAGGATTCATTATCGGTGCTGGTGCTGGTGTGAATGTGACTGGATCAGTTCTTGTTGGAGCTGAAGGCGACGTTATTCACTGGATGGCAATATATCCAGATATGGTGTTGCCCTAATTAGAGTTGAATTTAAAACTTTAATTATGCATCTTAGGGGGAGGGAAACTTCCCCCTTTTTTATAGGTGAATATGGCTCAACAGGGTGGCGTCATCACATATCCGGTGCCCGCATATCAAAATCTTCCTATTGAACCTGAATTTTATCAGCCATCTAGATTTGTTATTGAAGATATAGCATTGGGTCAAACAACCACTGTAACCACGACTGAAGACCATAACTATGTCATAGGGCAAGAATGTCGCCTTTTAATCCCTTCCCCGTTTGGAAGCTTTCAACTTAACGAGGTGAAAGGAAATGTTTTATCCATTCCTGCAGCAGATCAAGTAGAATTATCTATTGATTCCTCGCGAAATGTTGACGCCTATATTGCTTCTGGCGTTACTTATCCTAGTGTGGCGCAAATTGTTGCCGTAGGAGATTACAACAGTGGACAACAAAATACAAACGGTAGAACAAACCAACTCACTTATATACCAGGATCATTTATTAATATTTCACCGCAATAGGTAAAACATGGCAGAAAAACCAAAACTCAATTCAGCAGGCGATAAAGAACTACAGAAAGCAGAAGAACAATTTAAAGCTTTTGACGAAAATGTAAAGCAATTAACAATGGATAGAATGAATCAGGCTCCAAAAGTAGATGTAGAGCCTTCTCATAAGCTTTCTCAAAATCAGATTGCAGATTCTAAGGATATCTATCTTAAACCTCATCGAAGCATCTCTAGCCGAGAGAAATTTAATGAAGATTATCGAAATGAATACAATTTTGCAAAAGAATATGTTTACTTCATTGCAGATAATAAAGAAATCATCGGCGAAGACATTGATCTATGGGTTAAACCTTTTGCAGGGCTTCCTGCAGAATGGTGGAAGGTGCCAACTAATAAACCTGTTTGGGCTCCCAGATATGTTGCAGAGCGTATTAAAGGC